GTTCGCGGACCGCCTCGCCGCCGCGGAACGGATCGCCGCCGCCGTGTTCACCGTCACACAAGGCGGGTTCCGACCATCGACGTCCTACTCGGGGTCGACCCATAACCGTGACGCCGTGGATCTCGCGTCGCCGATCACGGCCGCAGTCGTCCAGGCTCTACGGTCGGTCGGGATCGCGGCTTGGGACCGGACCGGGATGGGCAATTGGATGCCACACATCCATGGGGTCCCGCTTCCCGGGGCGGGCGACCCGTCACCGTCCGCGGCCGCCCAAGCCGCGGACTACCTCCGCGGCGGGAACGGTCTCGGCGGGCCCGACAACGGGATCGGGTCCGGGAACCGGCCGTCGTCGGGGGCGAGCGTCGCCGATATCATCCGCGGCGCGGTCGCCGGTTGGCTCGACCGGGTCAACGAAGCCGGGTCGTCCCCCTTCGCGAAGCTGGCCGCCGCTATGCCGCGGATCCTTGTCGACGGCATGATCCAAAACGCTAAGGGCGTCCTAGGGTTCGATGCCGGCGGGTGGCTCGAACCCGGGTCGACAGTCGCAGTAAACCGGACCGGGAAACCGGAAGCGGTCCTGACCGGGGATCAGTGGGATCGGCTCCTGGACTCACTCGAACGGCTCGTGGTCGACCTGGACCGCCGCGACCCGATCCCCGCGGTGATCTCGGCACGCGATTTCGAGATGGCGGCCGGTCGTGTCTATGACAGGAAGGTCCGACAGTGAGCGCAACTATCACGGCAACGGCGGTCGACGGGGCCGGACGGGCGATTGTGACGGTTACCGCGTCCCCGTCCGGGTGGGGACCGTGGTCGTTGATCCGTGACCAGGGCGGGACCCTGTCGACGGTCCGCGGGATCTCCGGACTGACCGGGTCGACTGTCGCAGTCGACGGGGAAATCGCGTTGAACGTCCCGGCGACGTACCGGATCCGCGACGACACGACCGGGGTCGTGTCGACGACTGGTGCTCCCGTGACCGTGCCGGCGACCCTGTCGACCGTGTCGGACCCGATCACCGGACTCAACGTGGACCCGTGGATCGTGTCGTGGGACACCGACACGCCCGGTCCTCAGTCGTCGCTCGTGTGGGCGGTCGACGCGTCGACACCGATAGTTCTCGTCGCCCCGGAACGGGCCGCGACAACCCCTCTCGTCATCCTGACCGAAACCCTCGCCGCCGCGGATCTACTCGGCGGGATCCTGGCGTCCGGGGACGTGTTCCTAGTCCGTCCCGCATGTCCGAAGCTCCCGACCGTCCATGCGGTCGCAACCGCACGGGAGGTCGCCCGGTTCATGCCGGACGACCCCGACGACGAAACCCGGATCCACCGGATCACGATCCAACGAACCGGGATGCCGGACGTGAACACGCGCGCACTCGGCGACACCCTCGGCGACGTCAACACCGCGGTTCCGACGACGTTGGGCGCGATCAACACCCGGTGGGGGACTCTCGGCGCGATCGCCGCGGCGAACCTGAAACAGTGGGGTTGATCCGGTGAAGCAGACAACAGGCCGATACGCCGCCCTACGTTCCGGGGCGGTCCTTCGCCCGGTCGTGGAAGTCACCGCATGGATCGATGGTCAGTACGTCACCACACTCACCGGGGACCGCGACTTGATCGGCGGCACGATCACCGACCAGGACGGACAGAACCCGCGCGGAACCCTTGAGCTTCACGCGACCAGGTCCGCCGCCGCCGCGATCCACGACCGCGGAATGACACTCACCGTTCGTAAGGGTCTCCGCGGCGCGGCCGGCGACGTCGCCGAATGGGTCCCGATGGGAACGTTCATGGTCGAATACTTGGAACCCCCGATCGGCGGGGTCGTCGCGATCCACGGCCGCGGGCCCGGGTGGGCGGTCGACCTGGCAAAGTTCACCGCAGCAACGACCCTTCCCGCGGCGACGTTCTCCGCGCACGTCACCCAGCTCACCGCCGGGATCGTGCCGGTCGTGTTCGACGCGCGACTCGTGAACCGGTCCGCGCCGGCGCGGACGTGGGACGAAGACCGCCAGGCCGCACTGCTGGAAGTGTTAGACGCGTGGCCGGCGACGATCGGCGGATCTCTCGACGTCCTCACGATCCGTCCCCCGTGGTCGGTCGACTCGACCGCCCCGGTCGGAAACTACGTGTCCGGCGAGAGCGGGACCCTCACCGCGTTAGCTCCCCGACCCGACGCGCAAGGGACACCGAACGCGGTTGTCTGTTGGGCGACCGACAACACGTCGTTACGCGCTACCGCGTACATCACGTCTGGGGATCTCCGGTGGAACGGTCCCTACGGACGTCGACCGATCCGGTTTGCTTCGCCCCTGTTGACGACCCAAACCGCGGTCAACAACGCCGCCCGAACGCGGTTGTGGAGTGCGCAGACGCGGCAACATACCGTCGAAGCCGAGATCCTTCCCGATGACCTGTTAGAGGTCGGGGACGTGGTCCGGGTCGCACACGATGACACGGACGCCGTAGGGCGGATCCTTGAGATCACACACCCTCTCACCCGTGCGGACGGGAACACGCGGGTCGTCCTCGCGGTCCTGTCGGGTCTCGTCGCAGGCGTCGATATCGGGCTCGCCCCGACCTTGAAGATCGACGTTGAAGGGGCCGCACAGCCGGCGACGTCCAGCGGGTCGACCGTCGCGACAACCCCGCCCCCACCGAAGACGACGTCCGGGACGTCGACAGTCGCGCCGCAGTCCACGGGATCATGGCGGGCCGGGTCGTGGCGTGGCGACACGACGGTCCTTTACCAGGGCGACTGGACCGGACGCGGGATCCAGGAGGGCGCCGCATACTACGGATCGGGACTGTCGGGGGTCCCCGGGTCGATCACGTCCGCAACGGTCCGCCTTGTCCGCCAGGACGGGGCCGGCTACACGTCCGCGCAGATTCCCACCATGACTTTGCTAGCCGGCGGGTCCCGCGGTGGCGCACCGTCACGGCTCGCGACCGCGCCCGGTCCCGCCCTCGAAACCGGGCAGTCGACCGACTGGCCGGTCCCGTCGTCGTGGCTCGCGAGCATGAACAACGGGTCGGCCGGCGGGATCGGATGCTATGTCGGTTCCACGTCGCCTTACGTGGGGCTCACTCCCGCGGCCGGCGGAATGACTGTCACGGCTCGCTGGACGAACTAAGTAAGGGGACTCACGATGGCATGGACACCGCTGGACGCGAACTCACACACCCGGCTTTGGGAGCACTTCAACAACGTGGCCGCGGCCGGTCCCGTGGTCGCGACCGGGAACACAACGATCAACATCACGGGGAACGCGGCCGGGCAGACAGTCGCCCTTCCGGTCGGGAAGTTCACAGCCGCGCCGGTCGTCGTGGCCTCGATCGGGTCTGATGCTCCGGTCGCCTATTCGTCAACCGTCATCGTCCACACGGTGACAACCGCATCGTTCGTCCTCCGGTTGCAGCTCGCCCCGGGCAACAACGGGGCCGGCGACCCGGTCGTGCTCCGGTGGATCGCAATTCAGGTCGTGTGACATGCCGATCGTTCCGAACGGGTCGGTCCTATGGGGGATCGACGTATCAAGCCACCAAACCGGGATCAAGATCGGCGCGATCCCGGACGTCGATTTCGTATGCGTGAAGGCGACCGAAGGTCGCGGGTACCGGAACCCCGCCATGCGCGACCAGATCCAACAGACCCTAGAACTAGGCCACGGTCTCGGGCTCTACCATTTCATGAGCGAAGGGAACGCAGTCGGGCCCGAACTCGACAACTTCCTCACCACGACCGCGGACTATGACAACTTCCTCCCGTTCCTCGACTACGAACCCGAAGACCGGACCCGGACCGCATGGGCGGCCGAATGGCTCCAAACCGCGGAACCCCTACTAGGCGTGGCTCCGACTGTCTACATGGACAAGGACACGTCACTTCGCGGGTGGGCCGGAGTGAAGGGCCGTTACCCGTTGTGGCTCGCCATGTACCCGGCGCGGCCGTCAACGACGCTAGGACTGCTCCCCGAAACGACGTGGGACGCTCCCGGATGGGACGTCATCATGTGGCAGTACACACGATCGGGGCGGGTCCCGGGATGGCCGGACGGAGTCGACCTCGACGTCTTCTACGGCGACCGGGCCGCATGGGACGCACGATGCGTCCACCGGGCCGCACCGGTCCACACCGAACCCGTCCCGCCAGTCCGGCCGCCGGGACCCGTCGCGGCACGCACAACGGTTTACGGAGTCAACGCTTGCGGTTGCATCGCCGAATCGGTCCCCATGATCGAAGACCGGCTCCGCGC